GTGCTCTCAGGCATGGATGCCTCCTTTTGCATGCGGGTGTCGACGATCTCGACGGGATAGCTGGCCTGATCCGCGGCGCGGACCTGCGCGCGGGGATCGGCGGGAACGGTCACGAAGCTGACCTCGAGCGGGGTCCAGCGCTCGACGATGCGTTGTTCGACCTCGCCCTTGGCGGCGGGCTCGACCACCTTGACCCGCTCGATGGAATAGCCGACCGAGACGTTGCGGATGATGCCGTCGCTGATCAGGCCGAACATGCGGTCTGCGGCCTGGTCGAGCCCCTCGCGGGGGAAACGGATCGTAGCCTTGCCTTCCTTGTCCTCGATCCAGGCGCGTTCGACCACGCCCACCTGCGAATGCGAGGACCAGACCGAATGGCTGTCGAGCGCCGGGGCGCCGGCATTGAGGCGCGTCAGGTCCACCGCGCGGTCGCTAACCTCGAGGATTTCGTCGAAGGGCACGGAGGTGTCCCAGCCGGTCCACCGTCGCCGCCGGACGGCCGCGCCGGTGGTGAAGACCACGTCGACGGTTCGGGCCTCGGAATTGACGGTCGCGGGCAGGATGGGCGCACGCCGCAGCTGCATCGGCAGGGCGACCGGGGCCGCCATGATCGTGTCGGGCATGGCCCTATTCCTTCTCTGGTTCGGATGCGGGGGCGGCCGGGTCACTGGTTGGGTCGCCCGCCTGCGCGCTGCCGGTCTTGGTGACGCGGCGGGGGTCGCTGTCGAGCACGAGGCCGAGGCCGTCGAGCTTGGCGTTGGTCGCGGCGATTTCCGCCAGCACCGCGTCCGGGTTGTGGCCCTGTCGGGCGATGGCCTGCGCCAGCGTCATGGTGCCGGTCCGGATCGCCAGCAGATCGGCCATCGCGTCCTTGTAGGGATCGACGGCATCGAACTTCGGCGGCGACCATTCCACCGGCACGTCCGGCGTCGGGATCTGGCCTGCCACCCATGCCGCTTCGGTGAACCATCGCCAGACGGGCGCGCAGAACATCGGGATGAACAGCTGCCACTGCACGGCGTCGATCTGGCGGCGGAACTCGACGAGACCCGCCCGGATCGAGGAATAGTTGACCTGGCTGAGATCGCCGGTGAGCAACTCGTACGGCACCCGGAACCCGGCCGAGATCGTGTGCAGGCTCGCCCGCTTGTATTCGCCGTAGCCGCCAGTGGCGGCGGGCTGGTTGAACCGGATGTCCTTGCCGCCGCGTGCATAGGCGATCAGCCCCGGCTCGAACTGCTCGACCCGATTGCCGTCGGCGTCGACCACGGAGGGCGCGATGCCCTGCTGCGCCTCGTCGTCACCGAAGACGATGGCGGTGACGCAGGCCTCTGTCTTCTTGCGGACCAGTTCGGCCACCTCGTAGTCGTCGAGATCGCGCAAGCTGCGGATCACCGGCGCGCCCCAGGGAACGCCGCGCGCCTGCGTGCGCTGCTTCTCGTAGACATGGGCGATCTCGCTCGCCGGGACCGGGCGGCTCTGCAACCCGTTCTGCAAGGCGCCATAGGCGTCGCCCGGGTGCTCCGCGTGCAGCCAGTAGGCCCGGCGCGTGCCGACCGGGTCGAACTCGATCCCCTGGACCAGCCGCCCCGCGCCGAGGACGCCGGATTTCGTGGCGTCGAGGAAGTCGGCCTCCAGCACCTGCAAGTGCAGCGGCACTGGCAGACCGTCGCTCGCTCGCCGCAGGCGGCGGCGCACCAGCACCTCGCCCGCCTCGACCATCTCGCGGCAGATCAGCGTCTGCAGCCCGTAGAAGTCGAGCTGGCCGTCGGCATCGCACTCCGCCGTCCAGCGTTCGAAGAGCGCGTCGAACTTCCGGTCCAGCGTGTCGTCGCCGCTGGCAGCGCGCGGCATGATCCCTGCGCCGATGATGTTGTTGACCAGCACCGCCACGGCCTTGGCCGCATGCGGGTTGTTGCGCACCAGATCGCGCATCCGGTCGCGCAAGAGCGCCCCGGCCACGCCGATCTCGGTGTCGGCCGAGGATCCCGGCGCACGCCAGCCCTCCGTCCGCCGCCCACGCGCGGCCCCGTCATAGCCCCGCGTCAGGGTCTCGAATGCCTGACGCGCCATCACACGGCGGGCCGCCATGCGCAGCGCCACCGTGGCGATGGCGTGGTCGAACCAGTTCGCCGACATCACCGGTCCCCGCGCGAGAAGCCCGCAAGCCCGGCCACCGGCAATGGACGGCTGACGCCCGCGATGGCGCGCTCGATGGTGCGGATGCGGGCGAGCAGATCCTCGGCCGAGCCGTAATCGACGGACTTGCCGTCATAGCTGACCCGGGTCGTGCCGCTGGCATAGGCCCGGAGGAGCGCCGAAAGCTCGGTTTCCGTCCAGTCCGTCATCAGAACCATCCTCCGCGCCGCCCGAGCCAGTCGGAGCGGCGCTTGCCCTGCGGGGCCTGTCCCTGCCGGTTGATCTGCCCGGCCGGATCGGTGTCGGTGGGGGCGGCCCCGAGCTGATCCTCGAGGTCGCGCCATTTCGCCTCAGACCAGCGGTCCGCGCCCGCGATCCAGGCGGCGGCGCGGGCGTAGACCCGGCAGTCCAGCGCCTCGTTCCGCTCGCGCAGCTTCTGCCATTCCAGCCGGGCGAAGCCGCGCTTGGTGCGCACCGTCACCAGCTGTTCGGCGACGAACTGCTTCAGCCATTCGTTCTCGACCCAATGCGGCAGATGCACCGAGCCGGGCGGGAACGCCGCGCCGTCGGCGTTCGGCCGGCTTACGCCGCGCCACTGGCGCGACGGTCCGGCCTCACCCTCCTCGGTCGGGCGCGCCAGCCGCAGGAAGCGGTAGGTCTCGGCCTTGAAGGTCGACACCGCCACGGTCCAGAGCCGCGCGCCGCGCCGCAGGCGTTTGCCGCCCTCGGTCGCATCGACGAAGGTCGGGCCCGACACCGGGCTCGAGCGGTTGAACCCCTCGACACCCTTCACCGGCGATACCTGCCCGAACCCTTGCGCCCGCGACCAGGAATAGACCGCCGGGGCCTCATAGCCCGTGTCGATGGCAAGCCGCGCGATGCGCAGATGCGCGCCGCGTTCGTGCGGCCAGGACCGGTCCAGCAGCGCGGTCAGTTCCGACCAGGCATCATGCCGTTCGGGTCCGCCCTCGATCACGACGTGATCGACGAGCCAGCTTTCCAGCCCGCGGCCCCAGGCCCAGACGTCGACCTCAATCCGGTCCTTCTGCACGTCAGCGCCGGCGGTCAGGAACAACCCGCCCGCTGGCACCGTGCCGGATGTCCAGCGCTCGCGGCGGTCGTAGAGCCTCTGCCAGTCGGGCGCCTCGCCGGTCTCGACCCAGGTCTCGCCGAGGATCGTGTTGCGGAACGCCTTGCTGCGCGACAGGTCACTTGAACCGGTGGCGTGACCTGTCGCGCCGTCCGAGCCCTGCGCCGCGTCCCATGCCCGCACGATCCGCTCCCAACTCAGCCAGCCGATCGGCGAATAGAGCGCCGAGAGGTGATACCCGACCGTGGTCGGATCGGCGGCCGTGGCGGTCGCCCGCCATTCGCCACCCTCCAGCATCGCCGTCTTGTGGTGCTCCGCGATGGGCGTGTCGCAGCCCTCGCAGTGATATTCCGCCGTCTCCGGGCGACCCTTCTGCCAGCGCAGCCGGTCGAACTTCAGCCACTGCATCGCGCCGCAATGCGGGCACGGCACGAAGAACCGGCGCTGGTCGCTGGCCTCGTATTCCCGTTCGATCCTGCTTAAGCCCCGGATCGTCGGCGTTGAGACCAGCAGCACCTTGCGCCGATGGGCGAAGGTCAGCGACCGCGCCTCGGCCAGAGTCACCGGATCGCCTTCCTCGTCGGCCGAGGCCGGATAGGCATCGACCTCGTCGAGGAAGATGTACCGCGCCGGTGTGGACCGCAGCCCGACCGCCGAGTTCGCCCCCGTCATGATCAGGATGCCGCCCGCGAATTCCTTGGACAGCATCGTGTTGCCCGCATCGCGGGATCGCGCCGGTTTGACCCGCTCCCGCAGTTCCGGGCTCTCGTCGATCAGCGGGTCGATCCGCTGGCGCGAGTTGCGCTTGGCCAGTTCCACCGTGGGCTGGACCGCCAGCATCGGTCCCGGCGCCTGGTGGATCGCGAAGCCGATCCAGTTGTTGCCCGCCTCGGTCGCGCCGACCTGCGCCGCCTTCATGAACACGACGCGTTGGGTGGGATCGCCGGGCGACAGCCGGTCCATGATCTCGCGCATGTAGGGCGTGCGCGCGGTGCGATACCGCCCCGGCTCGGCCGAGGCGCGGCCCGAGAGCATCCGGTGCCGATCCGCCCATTCCGAGACGGTCAGGTCCGGGTCGGGCCGCAGCCCGTTGCCCCATGCGCGCAGGATCTCGCCCGCGCCGTCGAAGTCCGTCAGTGCGGCATCATCACCGGAAGTCGGGCCGGACCTCGGCAAGCTCGTCGAGGTGCGCGCGGACATGGTTCTCGAGGACCTTCTGCATCGCGGCTGGCTCCACGGTGATCTGCTGGCCCATAGCGTCGCGGCACGAGGCCGAAAGTTCGGCCGCCATCAGCGCCGCCACGCGTGCGGGCCAGGTTACCCATGCGTCCCGCACCTCCCGCGCCAGACGGAACACCAGCGCCAGCGCTCGGGCCCGCTCGATCAACTCCGCCTTCAGCTTCTGGAGCCGGATGCGCCGCTCCTGCGCCTTCAGAACCTCGTTCGCCGTCGTTGCCTGCAGGAACGTCGTGCCGCTGCCCACCGCCGGAACCGCCAGACCCTGTTCGCGCAGCGTCTCGCCGACAGCGGCCACCGCCGCCTCGGGGACAGGCTTCAGCTTCGGCGTGGGCGGCCTCCTAGTCTTCGACGGGTCGGTCGTTTCCGCCCGCCGGGCATCGCTGGCCGCCGCGTCGATGCTGCCGTCCGGATAGAGTACCAGCCGCTCGGCGGTCTTCGCCTTCTGGATCGCGCCCCGCGACAGACCGACATGCGCGGCGTACTGGCGCTCGCTCATGCCCTACATCGACGGCTCCGATTATCATTCG